AAAAAGCCTCATCGGCGGCTCTCCTTCAGCTTCCACATTCCCAAGCGTAAATGCGCTGTCAATGCCCACTACCTTACCGTCCATGCTTTTGCAGTACGGGCAAGGGTTTGTTCCATTCCGCCAGCGCAAATATTTAATCCCCAAAGCAGCGAACGCCAACCTTGCGAATACACCAGCCGCATTGACAGTTTCCCATTTTGCGATTTTGTCTGGCCGTTTCTCTCCCCACTCGTCAAGTCTCTCATTTATCGCAACTTCCGGCTCTTGCTTTCTCGCCAAAGCCTGTATTTGTCCCTTTGAGTTATCTATGTGGTCTCGGACATATATTTCCGTGTATCCATTAGCCTGTACGTCTGCCCAACCGGCAGCCAGTTCGTTGCCTACCTCCTCCTGGGCATCAGCAGCGATAACAGAAGCATATGAGGCTATGACCGGAAGCATATATTTCCTGATCCGCTCTTTGGTCGTATCTTTCGAGTACCAAGCATCTAGCTCAATGTTAAACGTGTTTATGTCTCTCGTGCTCCGTGCGAGGTGTTTCCTGACAAGGCTCCTGATCTCGCTGGCTTCCCATTTCACCAACCTTTCAGTGGCAGACTTGAACACACGATAATACTGTTCTGGTCTTTTAGCTCTTGCTGGCATGCTTCGCTTTTCTGACCTCTGCCCTGTTCCTTCTGGCGGTTGCGGAGCACTTCCTGCTGTGTCCGCCGGAATCATGTTCAGCGGAATCAAGTAGGTATCTCCTCCCTCAACGGGGTTCATGTTTTCAAGCTCGCGGACATCATTTGCCGAAAGCCAACCCCACTGCCTACCGGTCGCATAGGCACGGTAGCGGCTTTCGGTATCGCCACGAAGAAGGCCGTCAACAAGGAATTCAGTGAAGTAGGTCTGTCGCTCAGTCGGCAAAAACAGGTCGCGGTACATGGCTTGTTCCCAACACACTAGCCAGGGCCGCATTGTATGAACCACGAACTCTATACCCTGATGTTCTATATTTGAAAATGTACTGCGTTCTAAGTCCGCCAGCATATGCGGAGGCACATGAAAAATCCGGGCGATTTCAGTGACCTGGAATTTTCTCGTCTCCAGAAACTGGGCATCTTCAGGAGGGATGCCAACTTGCTGCCAGGTCATCCCCTCTTCCAAAATGGCCACCCTATGCGCCTGAGTGAGGCCCTGGTGCATTTCTTCCCACGATTTTTTAAGCCGCTTGGAGGCTTCCTCGCTCAGTTTGCCTGGATGTTGGAGTACTCCTCCTGGACGGCTGCCATTACCGAAGAACCGCGCCCCGAATTCCTCCGTAGCCAGGGACAACCCGATAGCTTCCCGCGCCAACCGAATCGGAGAATAACCGATGACGCCATCGCTGGATAACCCGCGAATATGCATTACGTTTCTCTGCCGCAGGGCCACTTCTTGCCCAGTCATGCCAATGCGGTATATATACAAAAGCCCTCGTTCATCACGCTTAACAGTCATGCGGTCGGGACGCAGGGGCCAGAGGCCGATTACCCGGCCTGCATTGTCGCGCTCAATCTCGGCGAAGGCATTGCCCCATAACGCCAAATGCCCCATCAGGGCTTGCCGAAGCTCGAAGCTGGTCATCTCCCGGTTGGGCAGATTGTGCAAAATACTATAAAGCGGGTGATTAGTTGCCCGTTCCTTGCCGCCTCCCTGCAGCCGCTTATAAACCAGTAATGGAAGCGATGCCAAAGTACGGCTTAAAATGTCAACGGCGGAGAATACCGCTGTTGCATTGAGGGCCGTGTTTTCGTTGACGGTTACGCCGGAGGCTGATTTGCCACCTCCTGAGAACCAATCTATTAACCATTTGTCGGGATTTGCTAGGGACGTTCGTAGTTCTAAGTATCTATTTGTGAAAGGGATTTTTACTCTCAAAGGGTCACCAGCCCCCTTTCTTCGTATACGCTAGTATGATCCTCATGGAGCATAGCTCTAGCCATAGCATTAATCAGGGCAATTATGCCGTCAATGCGTTCTGTGCCTTTACCTTTAACTGGCCTGATGTTCTCGTTTTCGTCCTGCTTTATTTCTACGTTGCTGACATTCCAGCGCAAAATTGGATGCCCGTTATGAAGCATCTTCTTGCCTCTTACCAACTGTTCTATCTCTTTCATAGCAGGAGACATAGTTTTAAAACCTTGCCTTACCTCTACACAAGTGAGACCGTTGTCCTCCAACCTGATTGCTGTCTGCATTGCATTCCAGGGGTCATAGCCAATTTCCTGTATGCGATATTTGTCAGCTAAATCAAGAATTTGCTGCTCAATGAACGCATAGTCTATAACATTACCGGGCGTTGTCTGTAAGTATCCCTGCTTCTCCCAAATGTCGTAAGGGACTTTATCTATCTCTACTCGTTCTTGAATACGGTCTTCCGGAACCCAGAACCAGGGCAAAACCAACCATTTCTTGTTTATGTCGTCTGGAGGGAACAGCAAAACAAAAGATGTCATGTCTATCTTGCTTGAGAGGTCGAGCCCTCCATAACACGGCCTGCCCTCCAACTGTTCAATGTTTATTTTTCCTTTGCAACGATCCCAGAAGTCCAGTCCTAGCCATTTTGTTGTATTCGTTTTTTCCCAACTATTTAGACGTAGCCAGCGGAAGTTCTTTTCCTTTGCTAGGTTGCCATTAGCACGGGTGAATTGATCATTTACCCTCTCCCAAGAAACGGTATGACCTATACTAGGATTAACCTTTTCCCATACCTTTTTATCTGTCCAAACTTTGCGCCATATTTCTTCATCTTCCAGGTTCTCGTCTATTGTCTCAAACTCTCGTCCTTTCCAGATACGCTTATTCTCCCTATCTAGCCCAAATATCATGGCATAAAAAGTAGGGTCATATTTAACCCCTGTAAGAACATCAACCGCCGTCTGGTGTACTTCCCAGCCAATTGATGTGCGGTTAGCATCATCCCCGGCTGTTGTTATGAGAAAATATAGCGGTTGCGCCCTTGCATCACCACTTCCCTCAGTCATTACGTCAAAAAGTTTCCTGTCGGGCTGTGCGTGAAGTTCATCAAATATAACAGCGTGCACATTGTATCCATGTTTACTGTACGCTTCTGCGCTTAGCACCTGATAATAGGACCGGGTAGGCATGTAAACCATACGCTTCTGAGATAGTACCAGCTTTATTTTTTTCTTCAAAACAGGGTTTTGATCTACCATGTCCACGGCTACATCATAAATAATACTGGCATTTTGCCTATCTGCTGCGCAGCCATACACCTCTGCTGCCCATTCACCATCAGCACAAAGGCAATACAACGCAATTGCTGCGCCGAATTCACTCTTGCCCATTTTTTTTGGCACTTCCAAATATGCCGTGTTGTACTGCCTATAGCCATTTTCACGGACAGTTCCGAATATATCTTTTACAGCCTGTTCCTGCCAGGGCAGTACAGTAAAAGGAACTCCTTTCCAGAGTCCCTTAGTGTGTTTTAATTGCTTTATGAAAGTTAAGGCTCTGTCAGCCTTCTCTTTATCAAAAAAACATTATTACCACCTACTTGCTTAACAACATCTCCATTGGATCTTCTTCTGTTTCTATAGGTTTAATCTCTATCCTCGTTCTACTTGCTGGCGTTATCCCAAACTCGGCACACATAGTCTTATAACGCTCAAAGGCTCTATGTGTGGCTCTAACAACGGGACGTTCAACTTCGTTCGACGCTCCAGCCTTGTTTGTGTAAATGTAATACTTGCCATTCTTCTTTATATCTTTAATCCCTTCCACATACTCACCCCAGGATTGGCAGAGAATAGCAAAGGATTCTATATCAACAGATGTAATAAGCCCTATCCTCTTAAGTTCAGGAAAACGCCTCTTCCACATTTTCTTCCCTTCTGTATTCATCCAGGAAGGAGGGTTAGGTGTTTCGATAACTGGCGCAGGCTTAGGCTCGTTCTGAGGCAAAGGCCGCTTACTTGGATTGCCCTCCAAAATGCGAAGAACAGTAGGCTTTGGTGCTGGTCCTCTTTTCCCCATTTTAGACAACCTCCTTTCTGAAAACTTGCGAAATCTTTTTCGAGAC